GCTTGTTTTTTATTATCTTCATTCAATGAATAAGTTATTGAATAATTTGAAGGATATTGACCATTACAATATTTAACAGCCCTTTTATAAATTTTAGAATAATCGTAAAATTTAACTTTTGGAAACTTCTGAAATATATCAAAATTTTCAAAAGATATATCAGAAGTTCCATTTAGTCTTATACAAGGTGTAAAATTTTGCTTTTCACATCTTGAAATAAAAAGGCTTATTTCTTTTTTTAGTTTTTCTAAAAAACTTTCTCTCTCTTGTATAAACCATCTTGTCTTGTTTATTCTTCCCAATTGCACATTGGAAAAAATACCCATTCCAGAAGTATACANACAAGACTTTGAACAACCTTTTGAGGCTTGGGGGCAAACATTAAAACCACTTTGAATATGTGGAGCAAGATATAAAATTGCTGTTTTATATCCTTTCTTTTGCCCTTTTACTGTTTTTGCATTGTTATCATAATTTAACAAATTGCCTTTTGTTTTATTAAATATTAAATTTTTCATTTTCTTTTTTCCTTTCTACTTTCTAAATTAATTATTTTGTTATTTCTTGCCAAGTCCACCCCATAGAGCAAGGGTTAAAAACTTTTATTTTTTTCCCTTCAAATAATATTTCAGTACTTTTAATTTCTACTTTTCCCCCTTCTTCTTCTTGATCATACAAAATAATAGTATCATCATTTATAATATGAAAAGTTGGGTTAAACTCTTCTTGAGTTGGTTCCCAATTATCCGAATAATAAGGGGANTTTTTTATAAGTTNATTATGCTTTTTAATTCCTTCCAAAGTCATATAAACAATGTTCCAACCATTCCAAAACCTATGATTATGAATATAACCCTCAACAAAGTTTTGAAAGCCATTATAACTATCTAGATAAATTTTCCCAAAATGATATTCTTCTTTTGGCTCTTCATTCGTAAAGATAATTTTTTTATCTTTTATATCATTTAAAAAATTTTCATTTTCTAAGCTTATAGTCTTTACAAAGCCCCCACCATAAGCACAAAAATATAATTTGTTATTCTTCACTTCTTCAATATTTCTATAATATGAAAAATCACTATTACATAAATATTTTTTATCTTTTATTATTTCTAGAATATTCATTTTTAATTTTCCTTTCTTAAATTTAAAATTTTTTGTCTTAATGGTTCAATATATTTTATTAAACCTTTTTTTTCACAAAAAATTGTTGCATCAATACCATGAAAATCTGGGTTATCATTGCCACTTATAAAAAGTTTTAAAACTTCTAATTCTTTTTTATTAATTTCTAATTTAATTTTCATTTTTAATTTTCCTTTCTTAAATGTTCATCAATAAAAGTTTCAACTAATTTGATACTTTTATTATTACTTGTTTTATTAATTAAAATTTCTTTAGTTCCATCAAGATATAAAATTTTTGTTTTATATCCTTTTGTAGGTATTATTTTCAAAAGTTTATCATTTTCATGATAAATATTAAAGCTGTTGGGGTTTTGAACTATTTCAAAACCCCTATAAATAAAAGTTTTATTTTTCATTTTCTTTTTTCCTTTCTATAAATTGTTGATTAGTCAAAATTTCTTTAGTTCCATTATGAAAATACAAAACAAAGTAAGAAATAATTTTATTTTGTTTATATAAATCAAATCTTTTTATATTTTTAAAGATCATTTTAGAGCTTTTAATAATGCTGTGACTTTTAAAACTTCTTCTTTTTCCCAATATCTAGAAATTCCAGAAGTGTTAGGCTCTTCATTTATATCACTTATTAAATTATCTAATTCATCTTTTAAATATGGGGCTACACTTAAAGCAACTAAAACATAGTCCAAACAACTTGAATTTATATCTTCAGTAATTTTTATTTTATTATTCATTTTATTTTTTCCTTTCTTTATTTCTTTATCCATTTTAACAAAATTATTTAATTCCCCTTTTTCAAATTTACTTAACTTTTTAAAAAAACGAAAATTTTTATGCTCTTCTTTTTTATTAATCATTTTATTTTATCCTTTCTCAATAAATATAATAAAATACTATAATTTATAATATAAAAATACAATACTTATTATATATACAACCCTTCATTATAACCCTCCATTATGACAATAAGGGTTTTTTTAAATTTTTGGCTTTTTTCCTAGATTTTTCAAGTGTTCTTCTTTTGTTCTTTTAAAAATTTTAAATTTTTTTATTTTTTTTTTTTTAAAAAATATTCTGGCCCCAGGATCTGAAAACACTATTGGGCTGAATCAGTTTGAAATCTTTTCAATGCTTGATTTGAAAACACTATTAGGGTAAATCAGTTTGAAATCTTTTTGGAGAGAAAGCATGAAATTAAGACATTTAGATCTTTTTTCTGGAATAGGTGGTTTCAGCCTGGGCTTGGAAGCGACAGGTGGATTTGAAACAGTTGCCTTTTGCGATATTGAGAAGTATTGTTTAGAAATTTTAGAAAAAAGATATCCCGGCGTTCCCCGGTACACGAATATTAAGGAGTTAAACCATGACACAATCAAAACAGATGGAGTTTTTCCAATCGACATCATTACAGGAGGATACCCTTGCCAACCTTTCTCCGTTGCAGGTAGAAAAAAAGGTGAAAAAGATCCAAGACATCTCTGGCCAGAAATGTTTAGACTTGTCCAAGAGCTGCGACCGACTTGGGTTATTGGAGAAAACGTTAGTGGGCACATTAAACTCGGTCTCGACACCGTTCTCAAGAACTTGGAGAGTGAAGGTTACGCCGCAAGGACGTTTAGTATTTCAGCTTCGAGCATCGGCGCGAACCACCAAAGAGAAAGAGTCTGGATCGTGGCACACTCCGACAGTAATGGATCATCTTCCAACAAGAACCGAAGAGGCTTTGAAAAAACAATACATGAATCATCGAAAGGGGAGGACAGAGCATTCAACATTGAGAGATCAAGTAACATTTCCAAAACCAGCTCAAATGTGGCGAACTCCAGACAACATGAAAGGGGGCTCGAACCTTCCGGGAATAAAGAAAGCATTGGACGAGGGTCATCTGAAAAGACCGAGTGGTCATCAGATGCAAATCAGACTTCAGGATCAAGTCAAAGAGGAGAGATTATGGCCGACACCAAAAACATCGGATCAATACTCAGCTCACATGAAGGAGAACGAAAAGGGAATTCCACACGATGTAGCGAAGGGCAACCTAAGGGGGATGGTCAAACAATGGCCAACACCTCAAGCGAGCGAACATCACGCGGGGAGACCAGGCGGGAAGATGCAGAAAATGTTGGGCAATCATCCAGACGTCCGTGGGACGGGTGGTGGGACATTGAACCCAACGTGGGTAGAGTGGCTAATGGGATACCCAAAAGGGTGGACAGACTTAAATCACTCGGAAATAGTCTCGTCCCTTCCATTCCCTACTACATCGGACTCAGCATCCTCCAAACCTATGAAGACGAATTGGCCAACACCTCTGAGTAGAGATTGGAAAGATGGAAAAAAAATTCCTCCATCAGTTCGAAAAGGGACAAAAGGTCATTCACTTGCAACAAAAGTTTTGGAAGAAGAAGAAAAGATGTGGCCAACACCAACAGCGAATGACGGAAAGCGAGGCGAGATAAACGAAGATGGAACAGTAAAAGATACTTGGAAAAAAAGAAAAGCTAGGTGGGCAGCTAAGGGTGTTCATATGCATAAACCTTTAGACATTGCTGTTGCTTTAGATCTGGAGAAAAAAAATGATAAGTAAAATTTTATTAGGATTAATTTTAATTGTTTTAATTTTTATTGCTGTCATGGTTTGGGCAATAGGAGAGAAGTTATCTGAAAAATAAAGAGTGGAAATAGCCTAGAAAACAGCCATATTTGACATGTTTAGTAATATAATGTAATAAAATACTATATTAAAGAAAGGAAGAAAATGTTTGAATTTTTAAAGAATATTATACAGCCAAAAAAAATAAAAGAGCCTGGTGATATTAAATTTAAAGATTGTATTAGATCTATATCAGCGAAACACGGATCGCGTGGCTCGTTACTTCAAAACTTATTAGTGTCTTATGTTACAGATGAAGAGCATGAACATGAAGAGTGGAGAATAAATAGTTTAATGAGTGAAGAACCAAGAAAGGGAGAACATGATTAAAAAAATTTTTAACTATTTTAGAAAACCAAAACCAACATTAATTTGGATGCATATTAATAACTCACAATATTATGGAGTCATTGGATGGTTAGCTAATGATCGTAAACAATCTGTTAAAGGAGAAGATTATTGGAAAAGAGAAGGTCAATTAAAAAAATGAACCCTTACGGAACTTTTTCACACTGCACTAATTGTTATAAAAAATATCATCATCAAGTGATGGTTCAAACAGGTAATGGAATAAATCATTACTGTTTAAAATGTTTTAATTTAAAGGAGAACGAAAATGAAAAAGAAAAAACAAACACATTACAATCAAATGATTACAGTGAAGACCAGAAAGCTGCTCGAGAAGCTTTGTAGAAAATCAAAACTTTCTAAGCCTATGCAATTAGAAAGACTTTTGGAAGAAGCAACTGTTTTTTTTAAAGTTGATTTGTAAAAAACTTTGGATCTTCTGTGACAGGCCCTAGAATTTTTCTTAGGGCTTGTAAACCTTCTGTTAAAATACTTTCCCATTCTTCTTTTTTAAATACTGTGTTGAATTGAGGATTATAAAATTTAAGAGATACCTTACCACATTTTGAACATTGAGATATTTTTCGAATAGGACTATTAGGTAAATTCATACCACTCCTTTTTTTGCGAATTATAGTATTTTATAAGAGAGAAAACAAGTATTTTGGTGGAACGGAGGAAAATAATAAAAGGGAGTCTTGTCCCACCAAATACAATTAAATTATAATAAAATAATTTTAAAATTCAACGTAAAAACTCTTTTAACCAAGAATCTTCTTGTAAAAGATGCTTATACTTCCATGTGCAATACTCTTTGCTGAAGTCTCCACCTAAAAAATCGTTATAAATACAGTCTCTTAAAAAGACTTGATAAGGAGAATAATATCTCCAAATACATGTACTAATTATAATTGCAGCACAAATTATAATTGTTTTAATCAAGTATCACTAGAAACAAACATTGCTGATTCTAAACACCAAGTATGTACAAAGAATGGGTTAAACCCCTGAGCTTCTGCTTTATTCTGTAAATCATTTTCTATATTCACACGTCTTACTTCGCACTTCGTTTCATCAAACCATAATTCTGCTGTATGTTTTACTGAAGGCATCCCAGGCATAGATATCATTGAAATTAATAACCAAATTTTAATCATTGATTGATGATAAGATGGTTTTACACCAAAATTCAAGTTCTTTTTCCGTCATATCACCCTTCATAAGGTTGTATCTATAACAAACAAGCTGAATATTACTTAAAGTATACAGTTTTAAGTCGTTATTAATTCTATCAATAGACACATTAGTGTTAACTTTTCTTTGCCCTTTTAAATGTGTTAGTGGTATTCCTGTTTTTGCACATTTATAATTTTGTTTTTTAAAAAGATATAATAAATTATCTACAGTTAAATTAGGGTCAACAGGATGCCTACTTCTATTTTTTCCATTTTTTGCATCTTTCAACCAATGATTAAAAAATTTACGAGGGTCTGCACTTATAATGGCTTTATCTCTGTCACCTTTTCCATTAACCCAAACGTGTTTATTATGCCTACTTGAACAAACCTTACACCAGGACTTACGTCCATCTATTTTATTTTCTTTTTTTCTATCAAATTGATTTAAAGGTTTAACTCTTTTACAACGAGTGCAGCTCTTTTCTATCAACTTGTTTACTCTTTATGAATTTTGTAATTTTTAAAACACTCTGGATCAAGAAGTGGTCCGTAATAGATTGACAAGGAATCTTCAACGCCCTCTGTCCATGTTTGGCTATAATACTTAGTTTCATCGAGTTCTCCTTGTGAGTGACAAATTTCACACTGCTCAATTGATGTTTCTGCTTCGAATGATAATCTAACATATCCATTTCCTTTACAGTTATAGCAAATCATATTAACCATTTTCTTACTTCCTCTGCTAACACCGATGTAGCAAGGTTTATTTTATTTCTAAGAGCATAAATAATTTTTTCATCCACTGTTCCTTCAGCAACTAAATCAATATAAGTAACTTTATCTTTTGTTCCAATACGATGATTGCGTGCCTCTGCTTGTTCTCTTATTTCTAAATCATAATTATTAGAATAAAAAACTGTTAGGCTAGCTGCTGTTAACGTTATACCACGTCCCCCGGTCATTGGTTGACCTATAAAAAATCTTGTCATTGGATCTGTTTGAAATCGTTCAATGTATTCTTGTCTTACATTCTGAGGAGTGTCACCATAATAAGTGACCACGGACCCCGGCCCATACTTCTTTGATAATGTTTTTTCAATTGCTTGAATGTCGTGACGATAATTCGCCCAAATGATCACTTTTTCACCATGCTCTTCTAGAATAGCACATAGTTCTTTAATACGATTGTTAGGTAATGAAACAACTTTATTATCATCGGTAGCCATGTGGCCACACACTATTTGGTGAAGTCTTATCATTTGAGCGAGCACTGACGTAGTCGTCAATGTTTCTTCCTTGAGCTGCACTAAAGCAAATTTCTTCATTTGCATGTAAGCATCAAGTTGTTCCGTGCTTAATGGAACAGATCTTTTCATCCATACTTGATCAGGTAAATCAAGAGCGTCTTTCTTTAATACCCGGTAGGAAAACTGTCTTAACTTTTTATTTAATTCTTCTAAATTTTTATAGCCAACTACTTTATTAAATGACCTTCCTCCAAAAGATAATTTTTGCATCTGACAATATCGAGCACGAAAAGTATATATAGAACTAAAACCAAGCAGCTCATGATTTAAAAAATTACATTGAGCATATAAATCTTCAGGAGAATTAGTAATTGGAGAACCTGTCATGATAACTCTGTACCTTGCCAGACTACCAAGTTTAGTTATTGCCTTTGTTCTTTGTGCTGTTGAATTTTTAATCACAGTGCTTTCATCTACAACCATCATTGCTTGACGAGTTAATAAAAAACGATCTGCAAATTTTTTTCCACGATCCGTGGTAAATGCATCAACATTCATTATCAAAACATTTAAATGTACTTTTGCAGGCTCTACTAAAAATAAACTTTGTAATTCTTCTTCATGCTTTTTTGTTTTTTGACCTGTCCAAACGACTACGTTACGATCAACATGTTCTGGCATATGTGTTTCAATTTCTTTTACCCATGTTCCTTTTACACCATTAGGACAAATAACTAATACACCAAAAACAAATCCATTGTCATATAAGTAAGAAACACCATCAATTAATACTTTTGTTTTTCCACAACCCATCTCCATAAGTAATGCAAATTCATTTTCCCCTCTTTTTAAATGATTTAAAAAGGCTCCCATTGCAGCTAATTGATGGCTAAAAGGCTTAGTTTTAAAGCTATATTTTATGTTACTCATACTTTCTAATTTTTTTAATAACATTTTTATTGTGTTTTTAAAATAAAAATAATATAGGGTTATTAAGAAAGATGAAAGACACAGAAAAAAAAGCAAAAGTATTTGTGGTACAAGAGGTATCTAAATTTAATATTATCTCTGCACAACAATATGGACAACTAATTCCTTTATATGAAGAAGGAAAACAAATTATGTTGTCGCCTGGTCCTGCAATTCGTAAAGCCAAAAGCATTATGAAAGATTTTAGTGACGATGATTACTTATTATTAATTGGTGATCCAGCTATGATAGGTGTTGCTTGTTCTGTTGCTTCTTACAATAATAGGGGAAAATATAAAGTTCTTAAATATGATAGAAGAACCTATACCTATTATCCTATACAGATAGACTTAAATGAAAGGAATAGTTATGAATGATAAAGTCGATTTTACGAACTTTCAAACTCAAGAAAAAAAAGTAGACATCAGCGAAGTATCAGATGTCTCTGAAGTTTCAAATCAATATTTACATATTGAATCTGAGATACTTAACCTAGAAGAACAGGTTAAAAGAAAAAAACAAGAGCTGCAACAAGCCAATGACAAAATTGTTGAACTTATGACACAACGGGGAGTCAAAGAAATAAAAACTGTTGAGGGTGACTCTGTTAGTTTTAAGCCTTTTTATAGAGGTACTATAACTAAAGAAAATCAACCTGATGCATTTCAATGGTTAGAAGACAATGGACATGGTGACTTAATCAAAAACATTGTTTCAATAAAGTTTGGTAAGGGTGATAATGAAGAAGCTGATAATCTAGTTAACGAATTACAGCAAAGAGAATTATACCCAGATCAAAAACGCAAGGTCGAGCCTATGACCTTGAATGCCTTAATTGGTGAACAAATAAACAAAGGTAACGATATACCAATGGAAATGTTTAGTGTTTTTATTGGTAGTAAAGTTAAAATTAAACGAGGAAAATAACGATGAACGATGTTACGAGAAAAAAGAAAAATGAAATATCGACTGAGGTTATTGACTTTTCTTCCCACGCTGGTGTTGGGTTTGAAAATGTCAATGCTGGAGAAATGGCAATTCCATTTTTAAAAATTGCTAGCTCTCAAACACCTGAAGTTAAAAAATCAAATGCAAAATATGTTGAAGGACTTGAGCAAGGAAATATTTTTAACTCAGTAAATAAAGATTTTTACAACAGTATAACTGTTGTTCCTTGTGCTTTTAGAGTACGCTGTGTTGAATGGTCTCCACTTGGAGAAGGTTCTGGTTATCCAGAAAAAATTTATACTCCAGAAAACTGTCCTCCTCTTACAAGGGGTGCAGATGGTGAAGATCATTATATGATTAATGGTGCAATGAGCCCAACTTATATTGTGAGAACTGCCGAGTATTTTGTTTTGCGAATGAATGATGATGGCTCTTTTGAAAGATGTCAAATTATTATGCAGAAAACTCAATACAAAAAATCCCGTTATTGGAATACAATGATGATGAATCAAAAAGTACAATCCAAGAGTGGGTCACTTATGACTCTTCCTATGTTTGCGAATGTTTATAAAATGGAAACTGTTCTTGAACAAAATAAGAAGAATGATTGGTGGGGATGGAAAATAACATTAAATAAATCTATTAATGATTTAAAAAATCCATCTTTTATTGTGGGGGAAGCACAAAACTTTCATGAACTAGTCAGTTCTGGATCAATTGATCCAGCTCCTGAAGCTATGGCAGATGCCGAGGAAATTGTTGAAGTCAAGCCTCAATCAGCTTATAGCGAAGTTCTTGGCTAACATTAAATTTTAGGGGGCATAGCCCCCTTTTTAATTTTATGAATTATGAAAGTAGAAAAATTTAAAAATATATTTAGTGGTTTAGACCGTGCACATGGAGAGTATCGTTATACTGACGTAAAAGCTAATGGGAAAAAAGATGGTAAAATGTTCACGAAACACGAACCACCAACTCTTCATATGTATGAAAATCATTTGGAAGGTAAAGAACCTGCTCTTGGTATTGTGCCAATTCGTGACGATACAACATCTTCATGGGGATGTATTGATGTAGACGAATACCCTTTGGATCATAAAAAATTATTATCAAAAATAAGAGAATATAATTTACCACTAGTAATGTGCTCATCAAAATCTTTTGGTGCACATATTTTTCTTTTTTCAAAAAAACCTCAATCTGCTGCTTTATTTCAACAAAAACTTAGAGAGATAGCTTCTTATCTTGGCCATGCAAAAGCAGAAATATTTCCTAAACAAACACAACTTGCCAATGAAAGAGATACAGGTTCATGGTTAAATTTACCTTATCATGGTGAAACCCGGTACGCGTATCTTGATAATGGTGAGGGAGCTACTCTCGAAGAATTCTTTGAACTATATGATAAATATGTTTGTGATGATATCAGTAAAATAACAATGCAGGTTAAACAAGAAGTCATACCTGAAGGACCACCATGCTTACAAATATTAACAACACAAGGATATCCAGAAGGTACACGCAATAATGGATTATTTAACATAGGAATTTTTTATAGAAAATCTAATCCAGATAATTGGGAGGGTTTAATGGAAAAATATAACATGGATTATATGGATCCACCTTTGGATGCAGGAGAAATTATTACACTACAAAAACAAGTGAGATCAAACAAAACAGATGGTTCTGCCAAATATTCTTATCGTTGTAATGATCAACCAATTCTCTCTGTATGTCAAAAAGCTTTATGTAAACTTAGAAAACATGGCATAGGTCAATCTGATTTTGATCACCCAGAGTACAGTGACTTGTCTGTTTTAGGTGATGAGTTATGGTTTTTAAATGTAGGAGATAGAAGAATAGAAATAGATGATATTGATGTTTTGTATAGCCATAGATTAATTAGAAAAACTGTTGGTAAACAATTATTAAAATTTGTCCCTTCAATGAAAGATAAAGATTGGGATGAAATTCTTTCTATATTGTTTGAAAAAATTAGACAAGAAGAAGCTCCTTCTGATGCATCAAAAGTTGGTGAGTTTAATGATTATCTAAAAGAATTTTGCATAGGTAGAGGTGAGGCTTATTCTATAGATGAGTTAGACATGCAAAAAGCATTTACAGATAATGAGAAAACAAAAGAGTTTACAATTAATGAAGAAAAAATTGAAGCTAATCCAACTTATTTTAGATTAGTAGATCTATCAAAATGGTTAGAAAATAGTAAGAATTTTAAAGTAAAAAGAATTTGGGTTGTTCAAAGATTAAAAGATTTAGGCGGGTTGAATATTACAGTTTCTGTTAGAAAATACAAACAAGAGTATGGATGTTACCTGCTTTTGAAAAATCTACAGAAGAAATCGATCTTCCTTCAGTGCTTACTGAGAAAGAGGTATCAAGAGAAGATCAAGTATTGGGGGGTAAGAATGAAGAAGAGGAAATTCCGTTTTGATAAAAATTATTTTAGGTCCACCGGGAACAGGAAAAACAACGACATTACTAAATATTTGTCAGCAAAAAAAAGAAAGTGGAATAGCTTGGGACAAGATAGGTTTTTTTTCTTTTTCCAAAAAAGCTGCTTACGAAGCCAGAGACAGAGCCAGAGAAAAGTTTCAAGCTAGTAAAGATGATTTAGTTCACTTTCGTACATTACATAGTTTTGCTTTAAGTCATCTCCCACAAGATGAAAGTAAGTTAATGAAATCAAAACATTGGAAAGAACTTTCTGAAACAATTGGTTTTAATTTAGTTTTTGATAACAATGATCAATCTATCTATACAAATACAAATTATCGTTATGCTAATTTAATTAATTTAGCTCGTTTAAAAGATATTTCTCTTAAAGAAGCATTTGATTTTTATAATGATGAACAGTCAATAAGGTGGGAGAGATTAGATTATATTGATAGAGCAATAAAAAAATATAAAAAAAAGAATGATGTCTTTGATTTTACTGACATGATAGTTGATTACACAAATGACACATTTTCAACACACTTTGATGTGCTCTTTATTGATGAAGCACAAGACATGCCACGCATTCAATACAACATGGTTGATAAACTTATTAAAACAAGCAAAGAAGTTTACATTGCTGGGGATGATGATCAAGCTATTTTTAGGTGGTCTGGTGCAGATATCGATAAATTTATTAATTTAAAAGGTGATGTTACTGTTTTAAATAAATCTTATAGGTGTCCAAAAAGAATTTATAAATTAGCAAATTTTATTATTAGTCACATAAGAAAAAGAAGACCTAAGATTTGGGAACCCAAAGAAGAAGAGGGTAAAATTTATAGAGTTGCAGCTCTTAAACACATAAATATATCTGAAGGTAATTGGTTAATTTTAGGAAGAACTAAAAAAATTAGAAATGAAATTATAGAAGATACACTAAAAGATTTAGGTTATTGGTATGGAAGGGGAGAACATAGACCCGTATCACGAACCATAATTGATGCTATAGATATTTGGGAAAAACTACAACAAGGTGAATTAATAAGTTTAAAACAAACATCAACACTATATTCAAAAATTAAATCTGAAAAAAAGAAAAATGGTATTGGTATTAAAAGAGGAGGTAAATCTTTTAAAGGTGTAAATGAAGATTCTTTATTAAGTCTTGATGACCTTAAAAAAAATCATGGGTTATTATCTGATGGTAATTGGTATGATGTTTTAGATAACATAGATGCTTATGAGATTGTTTATTTAAGAAGACTTAAAGATCTTGGTGAAGATTTTAGTAAAGAACCAAGAATAAGAGTGTCAACAATTCATCAAGCTAAAGGTGGAGAATGTGATAATGTAGTTGTTCTTTTAGATTTAGGTAAATTAGTTTATAAGTCTTATACAAAGAATCCTGATGATGAACACCGGGTATTTTATGTAGCTGTTACAAGAGCAAAACAAAATTTGTATATTGTAGAGTCTCAGAAACAAGAAGGTTATAGAATGTATGGTGATGAAAGATGATATCTAAAGAAATATTACAAGAAGCATCAGATCTTATAGGCGGAGAAAGGAATAAAGATTACGGAGATAAACTTAAAAATCATCAGCGCATAGCTGATTTATGGTCTATTTTTTTAGAAATAAAAATAGAACCAGAGCAAGTTGCTATCATGATGGGTTTAGTAAAAATAGCTAGGATTATGCATTCTTCTAAAAAAGATAACTTTGTTGATTTAGCTGCATATGCAAGCATAGCTGGTGAAATAGTTCAACGAAAGGGTAAAAATGACTAATGTTACACAAACAAATTTTTTTAAACCAAAGCCAGAATGGATTCCTCCACATGAATTACCTGACATTTTTGATGCAAGAGTTATTGCTTTTGATTTAGAAACTTATGATCCAGAATTAAAAAATAGTGGCCCTGGTTGGACAACAAAACAAGGCCATATAATAGGTATTGCTGTAGCTGTTGATGGATGGAAAGGTTATTATCCTATAAGACACGAAAATGGTTTTAATTGGGATAGAAGAAGAGTCATTAATTGGTTTACAAAATTAATGAAAACAGATGCTATAAAAGTAGCTCACAATGCTCTTTATGATTTAGGATGGCTTCATGCAGAAGGTATTGAGGTAAACGGGCCAATAGTGGACACAATGATAATGGCTCCCATAATAAATGAAAATAAATTTTCTTATGCTTTAAATGCTGTGGGAAAAGATATGTTGAACGAATGGAAAGATGAAAACTTATTAAAACAAGCTGCTACTGAGTTTGGTGTAAATCCAAAAAGTGAAATGTATAAACTACCAGCTATTTTTGTTGGCTCATATGCTGAACAAGATGCTGACTTAACATTAAGATTATATCATCACATGATACCTATAATTGAAAAAGAAAGTCTTAAAGATGTTTATAATTTAGAAATGAGTTTGTTACCCATAATATTTAATATGATTAAAAAAGGAGTAAGGGTTGATGTTCAAAAAGCACAAAGTTATAAAAAAAGTTTTAAGAATACAGAAAAGAAGATATTGGATAGTGTATTGGCAGACACGGGTATTGCAGTTGATGTTTGGGCTGCAGCAAGTGTGGCGAAAGTTTTTGATAAACTTAAAATAAAATATCCAAGAACAGAGAAAACTAAAGCACCTAGTTTCACAAAAGATTTTTTACTTAATCATTCTCATCCAATTGCTAAAAAAATACAGAGTGCTAGAGAATATAATAAAGTTCAATCAACATTTTTAGATACAATTTTAAAACATGGTAAAACAGGAAGAGTTCATGCAAGTATTCATCAAATGCGTGATGGAGAATCAGGTACTTTAACAGGTCGTTTAAGTTATTCTAATCCAAATTTACAACAACTACCTTCTCGTAATAAAGAAATTAAGAGAAAAATAAGAGGTTTATTTTTACCAGAGGAGGGTGAGACATGGGGATCTTTTGACTATAGTCAACAAGAACCACGGATCGCGTCACACTATGCATTTGCTCTTGGATGCGAAGGATCTGAAAAAATTGTAGAAGAATATACAAAAAATCCCAAAGCAGATTTCCACAATATAGTAGCAGAAATAGCTAAGATCGAAAGGGATCAAGCCAAAACTATTAACTTAGGATTGTTTTATGGAATGGGTGTTAATAAACTTTCTAATGAACTGCAAGTAGATGTTGATGTTGCAAGGGAGATCTTAAAGGAGTACAATAATAAAGTACCTTTCGTTAAGGATTTAGCGACAACGGTAACAAATTACGCCAACAGTGAAGGTTATGTCACAACACTCAAGGGAAGAAAATGTAGATTTGAATTGTGGGAACCAACCACCTTTGGCGTATTTAAAGCACTCCCAAAAGAACAAGCAAAATTAAAATATGGTAAGCATCATCATTTAAAACCTGCGGGAACATACAAAGCCTTAAATAGATTAATACAAGGATCAGCTGCTGATCAAACAAAACAAGCAATGATAGAATTACACAAAGAAGGTAACTCCTTTAATACAAATTCACGATGAACTCACTTTAAGTTTTGATGGCTCTGAAGAAACAAAAAATAAAATTATTTCGATAATGGAAAATGCAATTAAATTATCTGTCCCAAGTAAAGTTGATTGCGATGTAGGAAAATCGTGGGGAGATGCTGTTTAAAAATTTTCTTGACTTTAATATTATATAATATAATATAATATAATATTTAAAAGAAAGGAAAATAATGAAATTAAATAATAATGAAAGAAATATTCTCATACATGCATTAAAATTGTATGCTGATGATATTATAAATAAAGAAAATATAGATGTATCATATCGTTGGACAAGAAAATTGTCTGTTATAAAAATACCAGATTACATTACAGAGGAATATGGTGATGAAAAAAAAGACAAAGATTCTTTTTCATATGAAAGTTATTGTAATATAACAGCTAAATTATTTAATGATAAATAAATGAAAAAAACTTTACATGAAAGATTAATTTTAAGATCAATTGAATTAGATAAGGTCGCGTTACGCGACCCTATGAGCTCTAAACAATTAAGAGATAGAATAAATTGGGAAAGAATTAAAAAGATTTTAAATAAAAGGTATGAAAATAAAGATTAGTTTTCTAATGCTCTTTCAAGCAATATCTCTAATCTTATTACTCGTTCTTTTATTTCTGGTATATCTTGTAATATTATTGCTTCTAGTTGGGTTTGTTTTGACTCGACTGCTTGTAGTCTTGTTGACATCATTCCATAAGTCGCTCCAGCAGCTACGAGTATTAAGCCGAACCAAATAATGTTTTTAAGACTATTTTCCATTAGATTAGCTTATTAAAGAACAAACCTGCTGTTGGATTATCTCCTCCCACATCACTTACTCCCCCGGTCAGCGTCCCACCAAACAATGGTGTTGTGTAAGAAACACCTTGATTTTGAAGATCTAAATCTAGTCCTTTACCATCATTTAAAATTTCTCGATACTCATTAACTTGATCTACAATAGGTGTAACTTGATCTACAATAGGTTGAAAATTAGGTTGAAAATTACCAAACAAATTAGCTGTTTCAATTTCTTTAGGAAGAACTTGGTTAATTCCCGTATTTTGTGCATTTATCATTGGTGGAAAAACTTCTTGTGTTGGAACAATATCTCTTAGTAATTGATTAGCTTTCAAAAAATCACCTGATGTAAGTTGATTTGTATCTTTTAATTTTTCAAAAGTTGATGCAAAATTAGGTGGTAACACATTACTTGGGTTATTTAATGTATTGTAAAAAGTAAAAGTATCTTGAGCATTTTGTATTTTAGTATTTTTATAAGAAGTTTTTTCATCTTTTATTGCTTCAATATTAGTTTCAGATGTATCGTCTTCACTAATTGGCCCTACTTGTAATCTTCTTTGTATTTCATCAGGATATCCTTCAATGTTTAAACTATCATAATCATAACTACTTGATGCATTTGGATAAGGGTCTACGAACTTAGGGTTAATAACATTAGCTATTTTATCTTTTAATGTACCAACACCAATGCTTAATTTATCTTTTAATGTTCCTCCAATACTTGATACTATTTTTCCTCCAAGAGTATTTTTAATAAAGTTTGCAGGGGCATTCATTGCAAAACTTGTAAGAGGAAATTTTTTTGCATATGCCTGCATCATTTCTGGAGAGGAATTTATTAATCTATTTAATTTTCTTTGATATTCATTACGACCATCATTGTAAAAATTAAACATTGATAATGCAGCTTGATTCATTTTTCCATTTTTTGTATTTCTTAATATAAATTCTTTTCTCTTTTTAGGTATATCTTGAAGAACAGATTCAACAGTTGATGGTTGATTTTTGTCATCTTGATTGTTTTGAATAAAACTTTCTAATTGTACATTTGGAGACTGGTATGTTACAACATTTGGATTTTGATTAACATAAGTTTCTATTCCTGGTCCTGCAGGACCCATTTGATTAGGATTAATACTAACACTTCCAGTAGTATCAGTACTTCCAGTAGTACTAGTACTACCACTACTAGTATTGTAAACATTTTGTCCTGGTACATATGTAAAAGCCATTTACACCACCATCTGTTTAGGTTTTTTTCTTTGTGTCATTAAAGAGGCTATTCCTCCTTGATTAGCAAACAAAGGCATACCAAATGATTCTAATTTTTGTTGGGTTTCTGGATTTATACTAGATCCTGCAGGACCCGGTGTTGACTGTGTTGTTGGTGCTGAAGCATCAAGTGTTACCGGGGAATCAATAACATTAGCCATAATATCAGAATTTGGTTCAGGTATTTCTATAGAAGGTAGTGTTGAAGCATCATCTACATTTATATCAATTAAATTTTCTGAAGAAGTTTCTTCGTTAATTTGATTAATAAGAGCCTCAGTATTATTTTTTTTCTTATTATCTTCTGCGTTTGGTAGTGTCTCTGGAGGAGTTAACATAAACTCTAACCCCTTTAAATCTTCTAATTTTAATAGACCTTGATCTACAGCATTTGTTGCTACATTTTTTGCATTTCCTTCACTAAAAAATGCTTCTTTTACACCTACTTCAAGCATATTTAACAAACTACGTGATATTAATCCTTTTGCTTTACCTTCTCCTGCAGAGCTAGCTAATTTTAAATTCATTAAATTATGAACAAATTTTGGATTACTGAAAGCTTTTGCTATAGCATAAGGTCCGCCTAAAATAAAACCAGATAAAGCAAGGTCATACTGAGTATTTCCTGTTGGAGAACCAAGTGCAATACCTAATGCTGCTACTCCTTGTAATGCACCAAATTGACCACTTTGAAGAAATAATGTTCCTCCTCCAGTATCAATACCTTTTTCTTGTGCTTTAGCTAAACCTCTTAAATATTTTCTAAAATTAAGCATGGCTTTAGGATTTTTTGCAATAGCATTATTTGCGAAAAGAGGTTCCATAATATCTTTTCCTTTACCTCTAAATCCATCTAGAGCCCCTAAAACTCCTTTAGCATTAACTACTCCTGTAAGTGCATCGACATTGGTTGATAGAACATCAGTTAAAAAAGAACCTTGAATTTTTTGTGTCATAAGTTCAGCAGCTTCTCGAGTAATAATATTATTATCTACTCCTTGTTTTAATAAACCAAAAAAAGCTTCTACTCTTGCAGGTTTACCTGCAGTAATAAAATTCTTAGCAATAGAATTAGTCATATCTAAGCCTTTTTTAGTAAATCCTTTTGATTCACCAATTAAAAGACCAGTGATAAAATCCATGTTAAATGTGTCAGCACCTTTTTTATATAAACCATTTGCTTCAGCATATAGTTTCATAATTTTATCTAATTCTTTTTTTGAATATTTTTTTGCACCATCTCTATTAAGAGTTTTTGCCAAAGCTTTCATTGAATCATCAATCGAATCTCCTGTAGCATCCATTAATGCACCAGCTATTTTCTTAAATTTTGGACTTCCTGCTATACCAGTTTTAAAGATACCTGTTTCTGATAAGAAATAAGATCTCATATTATTAGCAGTTTCTATATCAACTTTACCATTACCTCCTTCAAACTGTTTGAGATAATTTTTAAGAGCTTTAATATTTGGATCATTAGGATCGACAGGTCTTCCCCCTACTCCTTTTCCATACAAAGTTTTTATTTGATTGTTTAATACTTTTGTTAAACCAGATATATCTATAACTTTAGCATTTCTTCCAACTAATTTAGAAATTTCTTTTGCAACATTTGTATACGCACCTTCAACAGCTTCATCATAAAAATCTTGTCCTTTTAATAAAAAGTTTTTCATTAAGTCATCAACATTTTCTTGACTAGCTCTTTTCATAAATACTGAAACCATGTTAGCTGTAACATTGTCTCCTGAGCCTTCACTAAATTCTCTTGCTAAAAATTTACCCATTTCATTTTGAATAACTTCAACACTTTTAATTCCTTGTTTTTGCATAGCACCACCACCAAAAATTGATAGTTTAGCAATTTGTTCCAACATATCTATTGTTCTTGATGTAGATAATCTTGCTGGTGTTACCGTTGATCCTCCAGCTTCAGCTATTTGTAAAGCTATTCTTGAAGCATCTTCAATATTCTCTCCTTCTTTTCCTCTAAATATTTTTCTTAAATAAGGAAAGACTTTACCTAGAACTTGAAATGCACCCTCTCCAGCAGCTTCTCTTAATCCATAACCAAGTGCCTCTTTATATGAATCTGCAAATGGAGCTGATCCCCCGGTGCCACCCATAAATGCTGCAATTGTTTTTGAATACCTAGGATATTTTTGAACAAATGCTGCAATCCTTGCGGGTAAAGTTGCTTGTCCATATACTGGTAAAAATGTAGGTAATACAATACCTCCCACAATAGCACCAATTTCTTTTTGAACATTTTTTTTTGTAAAAAAATTTCCTGCTTTTTCGGCACTAAGGTGAAGTGCAGCATAATCCATATCAGTTGCTTGAGTTTGATTTGGAGATAATATTGTTAATGCACCATATATCATTTTTAAATTATCAAATTCATCTTGAGTTATTGGTTGCATAGGATCTGGAATTCGTCCTGCTTTTCTTTCAGAATCTACAGCAGCTTGCGTGTCTTCATCCAACAAGCCAAATCTTTCAAAGTTTAATAATCTTTGTGTATCTTTACCCTGATCAGCTAAATCATCTAAAGTGCTAAAATACTCTTTCCCTGCAACATCAGCCATATTAACTTCCTTTTCCGTGTACTTTTATTTGTTCTATAAGAGACTCAAAGTTTGTTTTTTCATCCTCATCTCCATACAACATTTTTTCAGGTGAAACTTCTCCTAAACCTAAATTCATATTTTTTTGGAAATTTTTGATTGTCTGTGCATTAGAAAGCTGTGTTAATAAATCAATATTTACATCTATATAAGGTATTGCATTCTCTATCATATCCTCACCAAATAAATTACCTGCAATTTTCGATTGTGTTTGCCATTCAGCATCATAATTTTTTAATCGTTGAACATACATTTTAGCTGCTATTTGAAGGAAATCTGCTTTAGTATCTCCAGATAATCTTCTACCTTCACCTCTAGTTAAATTGTTATAATTTTTCCAAATAAATTCTGGGACACCACCTGCAGTTTCTGCTGTTGCAAATTCTCCTTCACGAACAACAGAGTTAGGATCAAGCATTTTCATAAATTGATAAACAAAGGATATATCACCTGCACCTGTATCGGCAGTAGCGGATACAAGAAGTTCGCCCATTTTATCTTGACTCTCTACTGTTGTTTCAACAATAGCAGAATCATACCATTTGTTTTTGTAATCAACGACAGCATTTACTTTTTGCCAATCTTTTGGAGGGTTGTTTACCTTAAACTCTAATTCTTCTATCTTTAACATTTGTTCAATTGCATCATTTGTAAGTTTGTCATTTAAGAAATTTAATTCAATCTCACCTTTATCATTAACAATTCTTTGTCCTTCAGTATCCATTACTGTTTTCTCAATATCTTTTTTCAATTGTTCAAGGTTTAATTCTTTTTCCTCTGGAAGATATTCTAAATTAACAACCTCTTGAGCATTAATAATTCTTTTATTATTATTATCAAGGATCTTAGCTGTTAGATCTGCACTAAATCCTTCTTCTGCATATTGATTTTGATAAGTTTTATATTCGTTTTCAAGGTCAATAGATTCACCTGTTAATTTTATATTTTTAATTTCAGCTTCTTTTTCTTTTAAAAGAAGAAAGTTATTGTCGGTATTAAAATCATAGTCTTGCTCAAGTCTATCTATTTCAGCTTGTAGTTTGTCGCCTTTAAGACCTTCAAGTTCATCAGCATATTTAGTTGTAATAATTTTTTGTTTTAAATTTTCTCCAGCAATATCTAATTGAACGAGTGTTGTCTCCAATTCTGCTTCTAGTTTTGGACGAAGTGTGTCGTTTTTAATACTTTGTTCAATATTTGCTAAATCAATTTTTTTAAGTTCTCTTACAAGAGTTTCTGGTTTAAACTCAAGAACTACTTCTTGAATAGCATTATTTATTTTTTGACTATCAATTAAAGCATTTTGTTCGGTTACTTTTAAATCTGCAAAAACATCAGCATATTTTAATTCTACTTCTGAAAGAGCTGTTTCCGTTTTTATTTTTTCTGTTTCTGCTGTAGTTTTACCTATTCTAGCTTCAAGGTCAGCAATAGATTCTGCTGTAAATAAATTTGGGTTTGCTAATACTTCAGATTCTTTTCTAAATACTTTTTGTAAACTTTCATTTACATTTGGTGTGTCAGGATTATCTCTTAAATAAACTTGCATTAAAGGATCTTCTTTTGATTTCATAGCTTCTGTTAAAGCTAAGTTTTTAATTTGTGATGTTTGTTTTGATGTTAAAGCATCATAATTTTTTGCTATTTTACCAATAGCTGCAGTTCCCTCTGGTAATATGTCTTTTAAATCAGCTCCTTGAGCATAGGCAAAAGCTAAAGGAGAAACAACACTTGTTAATATTTCTCCAATCATTTGATCTTTGGTAGGCCCTTGTCCTCCTAATATTTCAGAAAACAATTTGTAATTATCTTGATACTTATTCATGATTGCTTGATTACCTGTTCCTAAAGGAGTTTCCATATCATTTATCATGCCTAATAAAAAACTTGCAGTTTCTGGATATTGGATAGTATCATCACTTTTGGTTGATTGATTTAATAAACCAGATTCTTTTAAATATTGATCTTCAACACTTGCACCAGAAGAACTAGTGCCGTTAGAATACTTTGGGATCTTGAGTACGGCTCCCCCTTCTGCAAATTGTGCAATGCCTGTACCCATCATTTCTGGAGGCATATTTTGTCCTTCAACTTGTGCAATGCCTGTATCGGCAGCTTCTGTCTCTAACATTTGCATAACGGGTTGAATTAAAGCTAAAACACTGTCTGGTGTTTGTTGAGCATCTTCTTGACCAACAAGTTGAGCTAGTTCATTACGTCTTTCTTCTTCTGATGCATTATCTCCTCTTGTTGATTTCATCAACTCATCATAATCTTGTGCACCATCTATTTGTTCTCTAGATTGTTCTCCTTCTTGAACCATAGAAGCTGCTTGCTGTTCACCAAAACCATCTAAAATACCTACATTACCTGCATCAACTTTTTCACCCATCATAGGAGAACCTTCTTGTCTAAATCGCATTTGACTTAATTCTTCTAAACCATTTGTTTCTCCACCCATTGCAAAGCCTGGAAACATCTCACCTTCTCTTACAACAGAGCGTGATGGTGATAGTTCCCCTTCTCTTACAACAGAGTTAGGGTCTAAATTTTTTAAATAATTTAGTTCACTTGAAGGCATTAATTCACCTTCTCTTAAAAAATAATTAGAAGAATTCATTTTTTCAATTTTTTCACCTTCTCTTAAAACAGAATAATCATCGGGAAGTAATTCACCTTCTCTTACAACAGAGTTAGAGTCTCCTCTTTCAATTAATTTTCCTTCATTAACAGCAGCTTCCAGATCAAAATTTAATGAAAATACTCCAGGGTCAAATTCTAATGGATTTAACAATCCATCAAAAATTAAAGATATTTCAGTATCACTATACCCTTTATCTCGGTAAAAATTCGTATCAGATTCTTTTTGAGAACCTGTGCTTGGTTCAGCTTTTCCAACAATATTTGAAAGAGCTTCCATTAATTTTGAAGCAATACCTTGCTCTCCTTTTTCTGATGAACCCTCCTCACGATTGACCACGGGCATCGGACCACGTGAAGGTGGCATTGCAGAGGGTCTTCTAAATAATGGTCTATTTAAAACTGACATTAAAATACTCCTAACTTTTTCAAACCACCAATACCTGATAGCATTCCTACACCAGTTCCTATAGCTTGTTGTAGTGGGCTAGCACCTGTGCCTCCTCCACCTATGTTCATTACCTGTCCAGAAGTTGGGGCTCCTTGATAAATATCTGATAAGAAACCAAGTTGTTGATATGGTTGCATCCTTGGTTCTAATAAATTTCTTCGTTTGACATCTGCTTGTTGTTGAGCAAATTGTTGTTGCATTCCACCAATACCAAGTAAGTTAGAAGCATCTTGTTGTCCCATACCTTGAACTTGAGCTCCTAGACTAGCAAAACCTGAACCTAATTGTGCTTGTTGTTGACCTAATGCACCTATACCTAATGCAGCTAATCTTTCTCTCTCTAATTGATTTTGTACTCCTGATTGTGCTTGACCAAAATTCTGCATGTTTAATTGTGCTAATGCACGTGCTCTTGCATCTTGTAAATTTCCTCCAAGTTCTGCTTCTTGAACCCCGAAACGCGCACCACCAAAAGCTCCTGCTTGTTGTGCTTGCGTTGCTAAATTTGATTGTGCTAAAGCTCCCTGTTTATCCAACTCTGACATTGTTGCATCAATAACAGACTGTTGAAAAGGATTCATGTAAGCATCTAAATCGGATTGAGTTGGGGCTCCTCCAATTCCTGCAAGTTGACTAGCAGCGTATCCCGTAGTTCCCAAACCTTGTTGCATAGCTTGTTCTGCTTGCGTAAGAAAAGGCTTGTAAGCTCCAATACCTTCCTTCGTTAATTGTAAAGCATCTTTTTGATCTTGAGTTAAATCAGCTAAAATATATTCAGGTATTGCATAACCTTGTTCAGCTAATGCTTTAGCTGAATCCATTAAACCTAGTTTACGAGCTTCTATATCGGCGGCTTCTCTATTTATATATTCTTGTACTTCAGCCATTATGCCGCTCCTCTTGATTGCTCAGAAAGTGTACCACCTTTTTCTAAATTTTTCATCATTTCATACATTTTTTTTGCACCTGATCTTCTATCTCCATCACCTGCATTACGAACTGCTTTTGCTGTAAAGACAAATTCTCCATCACTTAACATTGCTGGTATGTCATCACTTGTCCCAGTTCCCGGTCCATTAATCTTTCCTGTTTTACGAGGAAAATATTTTTCTGAACCATCTGCCAATTGAATAATACCACCTTTATTTGCTCTAATAAAATCAGTAGGTAAATCTGATATAGGCATTCCGTAATAATCTTGCATATCTTCCATGTAATAAGGGTTTGTACCAATACCTGCAACTTGAAATTGTTGTGGGTCTTGATAATAAAATGGATTTAAAGCATAAGGATCTCCGGGTACATATTCTTCTTCTGCTTTTTTTGCATCAAAGTAAGTCAACACTGGAGCTGCAATAGTAGAGGCAAGTAAACCTTTTGATAAAAGATCACTACCTTTCTTTTTTACAACGTCTTTTGTAGCATCTTTAAGCATTAATTCATTAACATAACTTGCTGTTTTTTCATCTTCTAAAATAGCTGGGTTTATACCTTTATTTTCTAAAAATGTTTTTGGAGTTAATTTATCACCAACCTCAGTCACTACTTTACCTGCAGTGTCTGTTACTCTTGGAAGTAATTTATTTAAAACATTGTAGTTATCACCAAAAGCAAAATTACCACCAATACCTTTACCTGCAAAACCTTGTAAAGGACCAAAGCGTCCTGCGATTGAACCAAGACCATAACCTAGAGCTGCATTTTTAAGAGATTCTTCAACTGATTTACCAGCAATAAGACTTCCAATACCAGAACCAATACCTGCTCCAGCAGAGCCACCAAGTAAAAAACCAATACCTGCTCCAGCTATGGGAGCTACTTTTTTAACAGCTTTTTTTATTTTTTTAAAAATTTTACCAACAAAACCACCAATTCCATATTGAGGTATTGTTTCTAAAAATTGTTCGTCAATCATGCATAATCCTTTTATAGCAACTGTTTTTTGTGTTGAAAAAGCAAGAAGGCAAGACTTGAAGAATAAGCCAATTTAATCCTATATTTATAGGCAAATTATTGCTATATGACAATAGATATTTGCAAGTAGAAAGGAAACCATGTCAACAAAAGTAAATTTTAATGCAATAAGACCATTTGGTCCTACTATTTTACAAGGTCAACTACCGAAAGATCTTATTAAAATTTTAGATGACGAAGCAACAAAACTATTAGAAGTTGATGCATTAGCTAAAGAATGGGATCACTCAATGCATTTAGCGGGTAATGTTAAACAAGAAGTACGTTACCCTCCTAATTTTCTAAACTCACTTGAATTTTCTCCAATTTTAAATGCACTACAAATTATTGTTGAACAATACATTTCAATACCACCTGCTTCTGACACTATAAGTGTAAAAGATGTAGAAACAATGAGTATTACAAGTATGTGGATTGTATCACAATTTGCGGGCGATTTTAATCCTATGCATGTTCACGATGGTGAACTATCAGGCGTTATATACACAAGAATACCAAAAGACCTTAAAAACGAATATAAAAAAGAAGATCATTATCCTTGTGTAGGCGACATACATTTTATGTGTGGTCAAGCTGCTAAATTTTCAGGTAATGGTTTTCAAGCTACTCCTAACGTTGGAGATATATTTTTGTTTCCAAGTTGGTTATCGCATGCAGTATATCCATTTAGAACACCAAACCAAGAGCGAAGATCAATGTCATTTAATGTTGATTTAAAAAGAAAACCTTAGTGTTAAGAGCTCACAAAAATAATAAAAAAAATAATTTTATTGCTGGTTGGTATATCGAAGATTCTTTAGTTTGTGATAATATAATAAGATTTTTTAATAAAAATTCCAATTACATAGACAGAGGAGGAATGGGTGTAGAGGGTCAAATAGATTTAGATAAAAAAAACTCTTTTGATTTAGGCCTTGATAGTGATGACAATAGAGAACCTTTGTTGTCCTATAAAGAAAATTTATCTAAAATTTTAGAATTGTATAAAAATAAATACAAAATGTGTAGTGAACAACAAAATCAATGGGGTTTATATGAAGGATATAATATACAAAAATATCCTAAAGAGGGAGGTTATCCAGCTTGGCATTATGAAAACACAGGATACGAGTATAGAATTAATAGACATTTAGTTTTTATGACTTACTTAAATGATGTTTTAAAAGAAGGCGAGACTGAGTTTATGTATCAAAAGATAAAAATAAAACCAGAAAAAGGATTGACATTGATTTGGCCTGCTACTTGGGAATACACGCATCGTGGTAACATTTGCTTCAATCAAGAAAAATATATTATAACTGGGTGGTATTCNTATAAAGATGTTTGATATAGAAAAAACACCCATGGTCCGTGTGACGTGGCTCGATGCCCGTGATACAGAAACAGGTTGGCTAGATATAAAAGAAGTGATTNGTGCTCCGTTGGCCGTGTGCCAAGAAGTAGGATGGATGNTACATAATGGNCCACAAAAAATAATTATTATGAGATCATACAGTAAAGATAAAGATGATATTACAGGTGGTGGTGCCATTGCCATACCTAAAGATTGGTTAAAGAAAATAGAATATTTAAAGGTAGATTATGCAACACAATAAAAACACAGAGTTTGTCATGTATGTAGATAATTTTTTAGATGATAAAACTTTAAAAGATCTTCAACATACTTTTGTAAATATAAAATATGAAGATGTTACTATGGATAGCGGTCATTATTATGGTAAACGTCATACTTTTCATGGTGAACATCATAAAGACGACCCCTTGGTAAAACTTACAAAACAATTTTTTTACCCTAACAGAAATTTAAAACCTATCTCAATACATGCACACATGAGAAATAATGAGAAAGAACCTTTGTTTCATAAAGACACTGAAAACGATTCTGTGGCTAATTTTCTTTTATTTATAAAAGGTGAACCTCTTTTGAATAATGGTACAGGTTTTATGAAAGATGATTCATTATCCGCTCACATTGGTTTTGTTGAGAACAGAGCTCTTTTTTTTAATGGGTCTAAAATAATGCACAGTGATTTACAATCTTTTGGAGACAGCTCTCCAAGATATACATTGAATATGTTTTTAAAAGAAGATGAGTAAAATATTTATTGGCACTCCCTGTTATGGAGGTATGATTACAGCGGATTATTTTAAAAGCTGTCTACAACTTACAGCTATAGCTGCATCTAAAAAAGTAGAGTTACAGTTTGGGACGATTGGTAATGAATCTTTAATAACTAGAGCCAGAAATACATTGGTGCAATTATTTATGGATGATGAACAGTACACTCATTTATTATTTATTGATGCTGATATATCTTTTAATCCTGAAAGCGTTATGCGAATGATTGATTTAGATGAAGAAATTGTTACAGGAGTATACCCTAGAAAAACAATTGATTGGAGAAAAGTAAAAAATAAAGTTTTACAAAATCCAGAAATAAACGAGGATGAACTTCTTGCTTCTTCTTTAGAATACAATTTAAATGTAGTAGACCCAGAAAAAATACAAGTAAGAAAAGGATTTATTGAAGTATTAGACGGAGCTACAGGTTTTATGCTTATTAAAAGAAGTGTATTTAAAAAAATGGCTTTAGCTTATCCAGAATTAAAATTTGTACCCGACCAACATTTAAACGCTCCTCATGATAAATCTCTTGATTATCACATGACATCTAATTGGAATTACACATTTTTTGATACCATGATAGATCCAGATAACAAAAGATATTTATCCGAAGATTATGCTTTTTGTCGTTTATGGCAGAAAATTGGTGGTAAAGTATATGCTGACATAGCAAGTGGCCTTACACATTATGGTAATTATTCTTTCAAGGGTAATGTTGGTACTCAATTCTTGCCAGAAAACAATAAATAATTTAGTATACTTTAACATGAAATTAGTCGATTTAAAGTTTCAACCAGGGATAGATAAACAAGATACTGCTTATTCAGCAGGGGATCAACGTAAATATGTTGACTCTAATTTTGTTAGATTTCACTATGGTAAACCTGAAAGATGGGGTGGCTGGACATATTTAAGTCAGGAGTCAATAGTCGGTGTAGTTAGAGATACACATTCATGGGTTAGTTTGACTGGCATAAGGTACCTTGCATTAGGTACTGATAGAAAATTGTATCTTTACACAGATGGATCTATAGTTGATATTACACCTATTAGAGAAACAGCAGCTTTAACAAATCCTTTTACTACAAATGGTACAACAACAGTTACAGTAACGGACACAGATCATGGTGCAACTAAAGGAGACTTTGTAACCTTTGATTCTTTTTCTGCAATTGATGGTTTAAATATGAACGCAGAGTTTGAGATTACATCAATAACAGATGCAAATAATTACAAAGTAACCCATACAAGCACAGCTTCTGGATCAACATCTGGAGGTGGAGGCACTGGTAATGCTAAATATCAAATAAATATAGGTCCCGGTAACTCAACTTATGGATATGGATGGAGTACAGGAACTTGGAGTCTTAGCACTTGGAACACACCAAGATCAACATCTACAGTAGTTTTAGACGCACGAAGTTGGTCTTTAGATAATTTTGGTGAAGATCTTATAGCTACAGTTTTAAATGGTGGTACTTTTATTTGGGACACTTCTGCTGGAACTTCAAACAGAGCTACTGCTGTATCAAATGCACCAACTGCATCACGTTTTAGTTTAGTATCTACTGACACTAGACATTTATTATTATTTGGAACAGAGACAACAGTAGGTGATACATCAACACAAGATGATTTATTTTTTCGTTTTTCTGACAGAGAAGATGCTACTGATTATACACCAGTGGCAACAAATGAAGCTGGATCACTTAGAATTACAGACGGCTCTAAAATTATAGGCGCTGTTAAATCTACTGGTCAAATGTTAGTTTGGACAGACACATCACTTCACGGTATTCAATTTGTTGGTACACCTTTTACTTTTGGTCTTAGACAACTTGGCGCTAACTGTGGGTTAATTGCACAGCATGCTGCCATTGAAGTAAATGGTAGAGCTTATTGGATGTCAGACAATGCTTTTTATTTATTTGATGGTGTTGTTAAAAAAATGCCATGTTCCGTTCAAGATTATGTTTTCGATGATTTAAGTTATGTTAATAGAACAGAAATAGCATGTGGTATAAATACAGCTTTTAATGAAATTATTTGGTATTATCCATCAAGTTCATCAACTCAAATAGATAGAGCAGTAGCTTATAACTACTTGGAAAACACTTGGTATACTTTAAATTTACCTAGAACAACTTGGCTTGGTGCTTACGTATTTGAACAACCAATTGCTACAGAATATAGCACTTCTCTTACCTCTAACACAGCTACAATATTAGGATTAACCGCAGGTGCTTCTTATATGTATGAACATGAATTAGGTAATAACCAAGCAGATGGCACAGCTATTTCTGCTTTCTTGACAACTGGTTCTGTTGAAATTGCTGATGGGGATGAGCTTATGTCAGTTAGTAGATTGGTTCCAGACTTTGATAATCTTACTAATAACATGACAGCAACATTAACTTTAGAACAGTATCCACAATCTGCAGCTAATGTAACTACAACAGGTACTATTACTAACACAACAGAGAAAATTGATGTAAGAGGTAGAGGAAGAGCCGTTAAAATTAAATATGAAACTAATACAATTAATGACACAGCTTGGAGACTTGGTTCTACTAAGTTACAATTAAGACCAGACGGAAGAAGATAATGGCAAAAATTAATATTACTAGATTACCAAACGCTACACCAGAATATGATGAGGGTCAGTTTGATCTGACAATACAACTTTTAGAACAAATTGTTTTTTTACTTAATACAAACTATCAGCAAGATTTAAGAGAAGAAGCTCAATCAGAGGGGTTTTTCCTTGGCTAATACATTTAAAAGTGCAATGGTAGATATTACTACAACAGGTTTAACAACTGTTTTAACAGTTCCTACAGCCAACCCCGGTGCATCACCCCCAGTTCCACCTACTACAGATGTGGTAAAATCTCTTTTAATTTGTAATGACTCTGGTTCAACAACTTTAGTTGATGTTGAAGTTGTCAGAGGAGGTGCAACCTTTGAAGTAT